CTTGCGGTTGCTGCGCCGCTTGCTTCTCATTCTTTCCTTTCTTACCAGTAGGATCGTAACCGAAGTCTTCTGGCTTAGGCTGCGGCGGTATCTTAGGGTCTCTTTCCTTATTCTTCTCTATAGCCATTGCTGCTACTTGCTGCCACTGATTCATAGCTTGCTCAAATGCTTGCTGCTCAGGAGACTTTTCAAACTGCTTAAGATTAGCACCTTTAAGCTTCATTAGATAAGAAAACGCAGGAGCCATGTTATATCCGGCACCTATCTGAGGAGAAGATCCCATTACTTGGATAGAAGTAGCCCAAGCATCAGCATCTATAATCTTATCAGAAGGTACTAGACCGTCAGAGATTTTAAATTCCAGTACTGCTTTCCTTAACGCTACAGGATCTATATCTACCGGAATTTCTTTCTCCCTAGAGTATTCTGTAGAACTACCTTGATACTGGAGGATATTAAGTTTAACAATAAGCTTAAATGGCGTAAATACCTGAGACTCTAGAAGCATAGCTACCAGCTGGTCAGTACCATTAGCGTTATTCATTACATCTTGAAACTCTTGCTTAGTCTTATTACCTTTAACAAACTGTCCTTGTCTCGCAGGGTTCTGACCAGCTAAGGTATTAGCCATACCTATAAGCTCTTTAATCTGCTGCATAGACATGGAAGCTTGGTCTTCACGGTAAGGAAACTGATACACTGATTCAGAGATATTCTTACCGTAAGCTGAAGGACGTACTGGTATTTTAGCAGAAGGGTTATCAGAGTTAATATGAGCAGCTAGTACTCGTGACGGGTCAAAGAGAGCGCGGTCTGAGATGGCACGGCGCCTGGATGCTATGATAGAGGTCATTAGAGCAGTAGCTAGATTCTGGAATGGTTCCGCATCTTCAGCTAATGACTTAGTCTGATAACTTAAGCCATCGTCATTAGGTACGCCGATAAGAATAGGAATGTAACCATGCGCGTTAGTCTGCCGCTCTGCATGTATAATGATAGAATGATTGACGATGATAAGCTTCCAAATCTGCGGGGTATTAGCGCCGGGTACATTTAAGCCCATTTCAGAAGGAAGAATCTTACAATATAATACAGTCTTCTCATAAGAGTTATTATACTGAATAGCTGCATTGTTATTCTTACCACCAGGCTCTAACTCTGCCCAAGCCATCCAATTCATACCGTCTGTGTAGTTATCATTCATGTTAACAGCATCATTAATAGCTGGTACATAGTACCGCTCCGCTGTATTTAAGTTAGCATTAGATGGCTGCCCTTGCAGAGGAGACTCAAAAGCCTCCTTAACTCTCTGAGTATCTGACATCTCAGAAATTTCTTGCTTAAGCTGTATACGAGAGATAGGTACAGTATAACCTCCAAACTCTCCTTTCTTATATACTTCTGACGGCTCCACTCTAGGATCTACGAAAGTATTATAAGGGTCAAGAGCTTTAGCTTTATTACCTGACCATATTACTTGTGAAGGCTTACCTTCTGTGGTAGAGAACGCAGCATCAGTAGATACATCTACAGTCTTTTCAGAGCTCCAGGATATCTCTAGTGGAGCGAAGTTATATTTATCTCCATAACGGAAGAAGCGAATAAACTCTCTAACCCAGCCGCCACGAGTAGCGTGGTTATCAAGAGTAGTTTCTAGCTGTAACGCTTCATCCATATACTGAGCATTAGCTACAACACCGAAGATAGGGACGCCAGTTAAGAACACTGATGCTTGATAGACTACGGCGGATTCCACCTGAGGTTTAACTACTGGAACAGTGATATTAGTAAGAGGGTCTGGATTACCAGCTTTATGCTGCAGCTTAGCTTGAGTATGAGCATCACTCTTATCATTCTCACGCTGGTAAGACTTATCTATAGCTTCGAATCTTGTACGTTGTGCTGACTTAACATCATTACACATAAGTATGACTTGCTTATAGTAATTAATAAGCTTGTCATGGGATGATTGAGATAGTACGAAAGGTGTTTTATTAGCCACGGATTTTATCCTATTGGTAGGTGTAGATGATACTGTTAGATGCTAGAAGCATGAATTAAATTCTGGTACTTCAAGAGCTTCAAATTCCTGTGAGATTATGAGACTACCAGATACTATGTACTCTGCAAATGTCTCCATAACTCTGTTTGCGTAAGTAAGGAGGTCTAAGAGCCCGTCAGTGTTATCTCTTCTTAACGGGTTAAATGCTATAGTTTGAGAGAACACTGGAATCTTAGCTTCTTCTTCTACAAATAGCTCTCCAGCAAGCCAGGATTTAAACATCTCCAAGATTCTGGAGTTCTTAGATTTAACTCCTGAGTATATGTCTACGCATTCTATACCTTCTATACCTAGTTGCAAGCAGATGAAATTAAACCAATACAGTAATGAATACTGGTATGCGTTAGCTTCTACAGCTATAAGACGGCAGTTATTAGTAAGGCAGTATTCAAGAGCTATTCTTATCGTATCGCCTGGAGAGAATCTACCTTCTTGCAGGCGCATTAATACTGGATAGCCATTGTGTACTTCAAAGTAACCTATCGAAACTTCATCCGCTCCCAACTTGTCCGTAGCAGGGTCAATAATAACGAAATTGCCGCCAGGAATATCACCTTCATGATACGGAGAATCAGGCAGTTTAGATAGATCAATGAGATTATTCTGACTAGCATTCTCATCATTAAGTACCTCTGAATAGAAGATTTCAGGCTTACCCATAGATAAGTCATTCTCAAACTCAGACATAAGCTGATCTATTGGCTGTAACTCCTCCCACAGAGAAGTACCGTCTGCAAGGATACCGCCCGCTATAAATTTAATCCACTTAGGGTTACTTTTAAGCTTACGGAGAATGGAGAATTTAGTAGGATACATGTTAGCTACAAATAAGAACATGCAGCCATGAGGAGACTTAGCTTTCATGGCTGTACCTACCATCCAGTTTTCTAAGCTGTCAGATTGTACCTCTGAGTCAGCGCATTCTCTGGATTGTATATCTTCAAATACCATTATATCTGGGCGCTGGTTTTTCATGTTAAGACCGCGCAGAGAAGTCTCAGCACCAATACCAGCCAGTATTATATTCCTGCCTCTAAATCCGAACTTCTTAACAGCTTGTGTATCTTTTTCCATACCAAGCCGCCAGTCACCAAATACTTTCTTAATATTAGGCTCATCTAACATATCTCCTATGTCAGATATAACTGCCTCTGCCAGCTTAGCTGTAGCAGATATCACAAGAATGAATTTCTTATCAGTGAAGAGTATGCAATATACTATAAAGATTTTAATCAGCGTAGTCTTACCGAAGCCTCGTGGGAGACCTAGCGCTAGCTGTGGAAATACTCTTACCTTAGTAGCGAAGGATATAAGCCAAGTCCATACTGATATGAATACAGTAGGAAAGAAGTACTTAAATACAGTTGGCATTACTAAGCCAGACAAGAAATTAAGGTCTAACTTAGCTGCTTTCTGTACGTCAGCAGTTTCTAGTCCTAGGTCTTCAGTAGCAAGCTCTTCCACCGTAGGAGTCAAATCTATCTCTTCCACCTCCAGAGAGCTAGCTTTATCTGTACCTCCAAGTCTTTCCAGCTCAGTTGTAGGAATCTTAGGAGTCATTAGATTTCCACCTTTCTGGCTTTAGTCCTAGCTCTAGCATCAGTGACTCCTGCCTTTAACACTGTAGTTGTTATATCTAAAGAGCAAGGTGTGGTAGGAGAGTCTAAGAACGCAGATAGAGTATTAAGAAGAGCTTTAGCTTTCTGCTTATCATTAAATATATGGCAGTTATTAGTTAGCTTAGTTTTAGGTATTAATTTAGTCATTCTGTTACCTATTAGGGTAGGTATTAGAGAGGTGGTACTTATCGTTTGTAGAGAGGTGTAGTATATCATAATGTTGCTAACATGGTGTTGTTAGATTCATTAGATTCCTTAGATTCATTAGGCTCTGAAGCAGTGGTAGAGATAACTTTTTCATCTTGTAACTTCTCGGCCTGCTTTCTCAAATCTCCTGACTGCATTGTTAAAAGACTTTGCTCTCCAGCCTGTATTACCTGATTATTAATATTAGTAGTAAACTGCTGCACGATAGCAACAGGCATAGTAATCTGTACTATATTAGACTGACTGACAAGATTCTCTTGAGATCCGGTGCCGCGTCTGGTAGCTCCATTAACTACTTTAATAGCGCCAAGTATATCTTGCGGCCGGATGAGCAAGTTAACATTCTTTTTAAGCTTAGTGAGAAGCGTATCTTCAAGCTCATCATAAGAAGCATCGCGCTGGGTATGCTTAGATAAGGCTTCAAATTTAAGCTGCGTGACTTGATGCGCGAAGTTTTCATCAGATAGGAGCTGCGATATATAAGAGGGAGTTACGCCAAGAGCTGTTGCTACTGTCTCCTGTTGCACGCCAGCACCTAACAGAGAAAGGGCGCGTTCATTGATGCTTGTACTCACTGCACTACCTCCCGCCGTCGGCTCTACCAATTTGATTAAGAACATAATAGCATATATATAGAATAGATGGTAGTAAAAAAGGTGCCGGGGATTCCGCCGGTCTGGTATAACTTCTAACTTCTAACTCCAGTGCTACTTCTAACTCCCATACATGTGCTCTACGGTGGAGACTTATGAAAAGTTTAGGAAATTTTAAAAGGTGCTATAGGATACTACAAATCCCATACTTAAAAAAGGCTCTATCCCCGAGGGAGTTTAATATTAGATGATAGGATAGGATGATGATAGATACAGGTAGATGATAGATAGATTTGATTAATAACTATAATTAGATTGAAATTAGTTACCAGATAGGTTGACATGTAGATGGAATGGGTATATAACTGTAGTTAGATTTAATTGATATAAACAGACAGAGACAGAGAGGAGTTATAGACAATGAATGATAAAATACTTTTGATAACCAGCTTACTTGTAACCGGCCTAGTCGCTGGAATGATATTGTTATTATTCACTGGCATGTATCTAGGCTGGCAGTGATACACAGGCATACACAGATACATACAGATACACTGGCATACTGCCACACACAGGGATATACCCTGATACAGGGATATACCCATACACACCACTAGATAGCCCCTAATAGGGCAAGGAGTTATATATCATGACACATACACATACAGACACGCATACAAATGTATTACCAGCATTATCAGCCTTTGCGTATACAGTAGTTTATAAAGGGGAATTGGCGCTAGAAACGGACAGCTTGCAAGAAGCAAGGGGATATTGCGAGCAGGACGGGAATTATGGCGCAGTTATCCAGTATAATACGACGGCACTTGGAGCGGAAAGTATAGGACGCGCTCTTATTAAAGCGGTCACAGGGCATAGGAAGAATATGCCGGTATATTATAATGGTATCAT